TTTCAACTTACCGGGAGAATACTTCGCTTCGGGTACTACAAATTTGCTGGCTTTCGCATGCTTGTCGCAGAAACACCTGTCGTTTTTTGTCCACTTCGCCTTATTACTGCACTTTTCGGGTATACCTCCCTTCTTCGCCTGCTTAGTTTCCGTGCAGAATTTTACCTCGGGCTCTCTATTCATCAGGTTGATTACATTCCAATCTATAACAGATACGTCAGATCCGCTGATATCAAACATACAATATGCCATGTTCTTTATGCCTACATCAAAGCTGAGTACCCGCATTTGAATATAAATCACGCGTTATTTTTATACCCATATTTCAACTTATAGTGTATCTGCATATTCTTTCAGATTTTTCGCCTGTAATTGAACGCTCTTCTCGGTTACAAATTTTCGGTAATCCGCGTTTGTTTGGATCTTATGTAACATCAACAATCGGATATTTTCAGATGATTCTGGTTGCCAGCCTGCTGGAGGTAATTTGGTAAATGGCAATGGCTCAGACTGTTCTGCTAAAGTATTATTATAAACGGTATATTGCGGTTCACGTACAAATGACATTTATATAGTATATATGTAATTTATTTCTCTACCAATTTGAGCAATTCCGTTTTGGATAATTTGCTCGGGTTGCTCGCCAAGTTTCTGGCTGTAATAATACTTCTAAGTTCGGCGACAGTCTTCTTCTTATAGTCTACTTCAGATGTGCTTAGTTTGTTGATCTGAATCGGGCTAACATTAACATCATTCAGTTCGATAACATCTGTGTCGGAATTAGTATCGGGATCGATATCGATGTCTTGAGAGATGTCGTCGAGTTTAATATTATCACTGATATTGATCACTTTTATATCATCTTTATCCTCATCTTTATCCTCATCTTCCTCATCCTCCTCATCTTCCTCCTCATCCTCCTCCTCCTCATCCTCCTCCTCATCATCCTCATCATCGTCCTCATCATACTCATCATCTCTACCTTTCATATTATCCTCCGTGAGCCCATGATTCTTCAAGGTGTCTTCTTCCTTAGAATGCGAACGGTAAACGTCCATGCGAGGTTCTTGCATCAATGACCCCTTTACCGTATTCAACTCCTTCACTAAATTCTGTACAATGTCAAACATCGTATCACACTTCTGCTCCATCGAACTCAAACGCTGTTTAAAATGATAAACCAACAAAACAATCAGGACAAACGTGATTCCTAAACTCAGTAGGAAAAACGACTCTATGAAATTAAACGAGCTCATGTAATTTTATTATATCCATAAAAAAATAGGTCGATTACAAACGAATAATAAAATTCTATTATAGTATATAACGATGGAAAATACTATCCAACCGAAATATGAGTCTATGATTCCTAACCAGGCAGTGGATTCCGATTCCGATATGTTTAGCGGTAAAAATTTGGTCATATTAGTACTGTTCTTCTTATTGATGCTTTCGTTTTTAGGCATAAATCTCACGGGCAGTCTAGACGGAGTAATTAAATATATCACCGGATTAATTAGCCCCATTCTGCAGGCCATCGGATATACGGCTGGATCGGCACTCAATAAAACATCCGATCTGGTCGCAGATACTGCTAAAACTGGCGTTGAGATAGCGGATGGGTCGGTACAGAATATAGGTAATCTACTTATAAAGGCTAGCGAGGCGGACGATGGCGATCTTGACGAAGTAATTGATAAGCCTGAACCTGTGAAGAAGAAGCGTATACCAGAGGAACCCGAACCCGATACGACTGCCAATCCGATACAGAAACCCATATCGAACAGCAAGGGCAACTGGTGCTTAATCGGTGAGGTTTCAGACAAACGGGGATGTATTTCCGTGAGTGATGAAAGCAAATGCATGTCGGGGCAGGTTTTTCCAACCCAGAAGATGTGCTTGAACCCTACAATGACACCGAGTTAAGTTATATAAAAAATGTGTATGATGGTATATATATATATATGGATATACCATCATGGTCGTTTACGGCAGTTGGGCAAGCATTATTACTCAAAACGCCATCAGATGTCAGAGACACGACAGAAAAATGTGAATATGTGAATAATACCCCACCGAATTTACCAATACAAATACCAATACAAATACCAATAGAAAGCAATATATTTGAACTTATATCGTATGACAATCCATTTCTAACATGGATACTGGATGTATTTATGTGATTGAAAAATCCTGTCTTGGTAGAGTACCGATATGTGTCGTAATTGTACAGTTAACGGCAGCCGTATTATAAGGAGAAATATTGGTATATACCCCCTTGCTATAGGTTGTATTCAAATTGTTGTTTGCTCCAATTAGATTAAATGTGAGTTTCAGATCATACACATAACCAGTTTGTGTCGGCAGTACAATGTTTGATATTTTCAGATTCCCCATATATATAGTACCACTGAAAGCAGATTCCGTTGCAGCGAAATGGACATACTGATTTGCTAATGGTTGATTGTCAAGTGTTACAGTCGGCGTAGGTATACTTATGGCAGTATTATTATAATACGCTGACAATACTACATTATAAATTGATATGTTTCCAGATGCGTCGTTAATGGGAGAAATGGACGGGGTTCCGCTTACATATATACCGATAGGTGTGCTAAGTGTGAGAGTGGATGAATATTCGTCGACATTTTGAATGACTAAATTAGCGGTTAGTGTATTCACTCCTGTTAGATTAACAACATCTCGTTCCGAAAACGCCTCCCATTTTTTAGTGATTGCATTGATCAAGTCACTGTAGTTGTCCGCCCCCGTTGCATAATTATATAATGGTATATCTGGATTGTATTGTAACATAATCCTCGGTCCGGGAACATCAGAGGAGGTCGTCGGCGTCGGCTTATATAAGTTATCGGGGCCATATATACATGAGGGTTGCACGAGAGTATTTTTCTTGTTATTCATAATACCAGTATATCTTTGTGCCTTGGTAGGTTTGTTTCCCTTGGATGAACTTTTGTTGTATTGTAGAACTTCCGCCTTTCGCCTCATATCCAGTTGATTCGGAGTATATGCGGGATATGGAGAGACTGGATTGTAACGTATGGGAGGTCCAATTAATTGTAACCGTGCGCGACGCTGTGATAATAAATTACATAAATCAGTATTACTCATTTATATAATATATATTTTTTAATTGTACCAATCCGTCGACAGATAGTCGAATGTATTGTCCTCTAGAGGCGGTTCGGCTCTCGTTAGATTGGGTCCAGCCATCGCAATGTTCGTAAGATCGAAGACATTCAGCGCACTGTCAAAATAGCGTAAATCAGATAAACTGCCGGTAAATCCCTTGTTCTGGCAGACATAAATGTCACCATAATTCTGCTTTGGTAAACTAGAGAAGGCGAGGCGTTTCGCTATAGCACCGTTAATGTAGACGTCCACGATCTTATTTTGTAGGCGAATGGCGATATTGAACCAGCGATTAATAGGAATGCCGTCGATATCGATCTTCTGAGTGCTACCGTCAGTGGAGTCCATGAGAATCTGGATGGAACCCTCGCCACTGCCATCAGATACGCTCTTTAAATATACACCCGGGCCATTCACGTCAAACTTTGCTTTCTCCGTCGTCTGAATCACTCCACCCTTGCTGAATATATGCTGATATTCACTAGCCGATCCAGCTTGAAGAGAGTCAATCTTTAACCAGCACGTCCATGTGAACTCCGCTCCTCTATCCTCGTTCTTCGAACGATATACGGTAACCGACTTACCCAGTTTAGGATCCTGAGTTATAACCATCTTCTTACCTCCGTCGATCAGGCCCTTGACTACATACGGATTGCGAGTAGGTAGCAAGAAATAGCTTATCAGATATATTCCTAAATTCAGCAGTATCATAAATATAATGAGCACTAGGATCAAAAAGACGAACTTGGCTATGAGACTGTTTGATTGTAAGAAATCAGTGCTAGAATCACCCACGCTCTTAGACGAAAAATCCTGAACTGCACTTCCGATCGACTCCTTAATGTTACTGATCGGATTAGCACTAATTTGCGATATTTGTTCACCGAATGGTTGATTTGAACTCATTGCTATATAATTATACTGGATAAATAATTATATCAACTAAAACAACTTATATTTCTGTGAGAGTTGTCCATCTTTCAGAAGCGTAAGATTGAGGTTGTACTTGCCAACCATATTAGATACTGCTAAATTGGATCCACTGCCACCAATGTATTTGTTCCATACAGACTGCGGGTCTAAAGGCGTGGTTACACGCTCGAAATTAGACAAATACGCATCCATACCACTTGCAACACCCGCGCTCTTAAAAACAATAGTCTTTTCCTGCGGTCCGACCTGTTTTATAGCCACGGATTTCACTAACTTACCATCCAAATATACATCAGCGACAGTGTTATCAATGCTAACGACAATGTAAACCCATCTTTGGATAGGGAAGTTATTGGTTATGAGAGACCTGTCTATAGGCGCATTAGTAGTTGATGATTTGGTGGTGCTCTGGTCAACACCCTTACCAACAGCGAGGCTCAACGAACCGTCGCTGGTTAAATAGAGGTGCATGTCCTTTTCACGGTAAAAAATAGTCCTTACATTACCAGTACCAAAGCTCGTGGGGAAATTGTTAACGTAGAACCAGATTCCATAGGCATACCTGGTCGCATCGGGTTTAGTGATCTTGTCGATGGGAATATCGGCAGGAGGGGTGATCAAATGTACCTCGTCGGATAATTTGACAGTAGTGGAATAATACGTCGTATAAATCATATAAACAATTATGACAACGAGAAGAACGCCAAGAAGAACGACTACCGGATTCATTTCTATATATTTTATACTATATTATTTATTGGCGGGTTTTGTTTCATTAGCAAATTATACGAACTGACGATCGTGTTTTTGGGCAGAGGTCTTTTAAAGTATCGCACATTGCATATTGCTCCGTATAAACCATTATCGGACCCTATCAATATCTTACTATTGGTTTGTATATTGTTTATGGAACGGCTGGCTGTTTTCTCTAAATTTCCATTGATGAATATATCGATACTTTTGTCGTTGTAATTGAATACGATATTATTCCACTTCTGATTCGGAGACCTGAATTCATAACCGGTGTCAAGTTTGTATAATTTTATAATATAGATGTCGTCTCCAGTCACGGGGCATTGTGTAGTTACATACACCTGCGGGTAGCTTTCTCCATATGAAAATACATTGAGAGGCGTGCTATTCTGTTTATTCTGTTGGTTTAAGAATACCCACATAGAGAACGCATAGTTTACATTCATTGTATTTTTATCATAATCACTCTTCGCCTGACCGAGATCGTTATATCTGGCCATTGATGTTAATCGATCGTCGATAAATGTCGGTGCGGTCTCAATGTCTAAAAACACCGGCTTTCCGATAATAGTAACACCGTCTTTGGACTGGATTGACAATTCAAATATTTTCGGTAATAGAATGTAGAGCGCAATGAATGCAACCTCTAAACCTAATAATATGAATGTTACGCTGGATGTTAGTCCATACTCTGATTTGGCACCAGCTACAAAATCACTGAACATACATGGTATATAAAGGATCAAATCGATTAAAAACTTTGCATATATATTTCTCGTAAACTTGTTGATATACTGCCCCACTAAATTATTAGCCATTGCTATTCCCAGTGTTATGATACTGATCAGTAGTAGTGTGCGAATAATGCCAGTCACGTACATATCGATTGAATTGGTGAATAGTACATATAACAATACGGTAACCACGGCAAATCCGAATACGATGAATGTTGTTCCACCACCACCACTCGTAATTAATATACGTAGAATTAGACCGATTATAAATACAAAGATAGCCAGCGTCGATGCATACGCCTCTGGCTGTTGTACAGTAGGCGAGGTTACATGAAATAAATTTAAGATCAACGCAATAACTAACAGAATCAATATTATGTATTTTTTATCTGTTTTCATCTTCATGATAAATGACTCTGAGGTCGACGACGACATACTAAATATATATTAAGCCTATAGATTTTCGATAGCGGTTTTCTTACCGTGACAATCTCTACATAATGCTATCAGATTATCTACGTGGTTACTACCCCCGTTTTCCAGGCGAATCGTATGATCCACTTCAAACCAGGCAGGCAACTGCTTTTTGCAATCTCCACAATGCCAGTTTTGACGAGCGGCCACGAACTTCTTCTTGGTTTCGCTTACAGAGCGCTTCGTTGCCTTTGCTCCACCTCCCGATGCAAGTCCAGACTGCAATATACGATTCTCGTACTGTTGTGATCTATTGAAATCCTGCTTGGATGTAAAATCCAGGATAGGCGACAGCATGCTAGACGTATTCTTGTCTACAGGGAGATATTTTAGATATTCATTCGACGCGATTAACATTGTTTTCGCCTGATCGGGGTTTTTACGCAGAAGCCAACAGACAGTATATCCGAAAAGCGCCACACCGAACATCTGATAATATTTCTTCCATGATAACGCGATTTTCAAATATTTACCATCTGTATGTATATTCGCAATTACAAATAATGTTACTAGAAATATAACAATCTCAAATCGCATTTATATAAGATTTGAAGATTAAAAAATGCCAAAGGTCTATTCTTTCGACAATACATAGATTGCAAATAAACATGATAGTGTTATACCACCGTATATGTAGTGCTTATTTAATTGGAAACGTTCGCTTAATATCATGGGTTTAGATGTGTAGTACGATTTATATATGTCGACTGATTTCAAAAATGATACCTCGTCTTTGCCGAGTGCAACGTTAATCTTGTTATGAATAAAATGCACCCATTTTACGAATGACTCGCGCGTGCCTAGATAAGGTGTGACGGGAAATCTATCCAATAAGTTACTAAATTTGTTACCCATTTCAGAATCGGGAATAAACAGGGGCATGTTTTGAATCAGGTCGTAATATTTCCGTTTTGTAACTGCATTCGGACTTTCTGGATAGGAATGTGCTATGGTGTGCAAGAAAAACCAGTAATGCGGACCCCATATATCAGCATCAAAATTCATGTGACGTAAAGTATATAGAACAATGTGATTATATACTTGAGGATTGAATGAATAAAAATAATCATTGTAATAATTGTGGTAAACCTGGACATCTATTTAATCATTGCAAAATGCCCATAACCAGTACTGGTGTGATCGCATTTCGATATACGACGACCGGATCAATTGAGTACCTCTTGATCCGTCGAAAAGAGACTTTAGGTTATATCGATTTCATGAGAGGTAAGTATTCAGTACAAAACAAGGACTATATAATGAATATGTTCAAACAGATGACGGAACTGGAAAAGGAGCGGTTACTTACGGTAAAATTCGACACCTTATGGCGAGATATATGGGGAGAGGGTTTCTATAACAATCGCTACAAAATTGAGGAGAGCGTATCACGAGAAAAATACAACTCTCTCTCCCTGGGGATTGTATTGAAGAATGAATTCTATACATTGGAGAGCATTATTAATGACTCGAGAACATATCCGACCTGGACTGAACCCGAGTGGGGATTTCCAAAAGGCAGGCGTAATAGCAATGAGAATGATTTTGATTGTGCACAACGTGAATTTTGTGAAGAGACTGGGTACGCTCTAGAGACGATAAAACCTATTCATAATGTTCTGCCATTCGAAGAGACATTTATGGGATCGAATTACGTGTCATACAAGCACAAGTATTTTTTAGTATATATGAATCACTGCGACACACTGAATATGGATAATTTCCAGCGATCAGAGGTCAGCAAAATGGAATGGGGGGACATCGATAAATGTATGACACTCATTAGGGACTACAATTTAGAAAAGAAACGTATCATTGTGAATGTAGACGCGTGTCTAAAACAGTTGGAGGTTTATCAACTATAGGGTCGGTTGTAGTTTATATATTATAATGTTATCGTAATATATAAATGTCACATGAAAAGAAGAAGAAAGACGGTCCAAAATATAAAATATGGGATAAGTCGAAGAACGAATATATATTCAACCGCGTATATGACCTACGCAATCGAGATAACGAAGGCAATAGGATCATGCCACTCGGCATGCGTGTTGCATTGAGAGAATCTGGTATGAGCGATGAGCAATTCAATAAAAGTTACAAAGGGGTCGTAGTGATGGAGGAAAGTAAAATCAAACAGTTCACTCGCAAGAAGAAGGAACCGGTAAACAATGAAAAGGGTACGCGCAAAGTGCGTTTCCGAATTATCGATGATGATACAGAAGATCAGAAAAAAGAGGACGTGAAACGCCGACCGAAAGGAAAGCCATTTCACATTTGGGATAAGACTAAAAATGACTACATTAAAATGAGGGTTTACGATCTTAGGAACAAAGATGAAAATGGGAATCGTTTAATGCCTATTGGATTAAGAAAATTGCTAACAGATGAAGAATATAAGAAAAACTACCTGGATAAAAGCGATGGTAAAATTGTTGTAGTTGATGAACAAAAACGGCCTGTTTCTGAATCCATCATAGATCAACTATTTTCGTTACACCCTACCGTCATTGCGCCGGAGCCTCCCATTAAAATTTTTGTTCGTAAACAAAAACAGGTAACTGTACCGGCTGATGCTCCACTAGTCGGAGAGCGGGAGGAGGCGAAACAGGTTGAGGAAGAAGAGGAAGGAAAAGGAAAGGAAGAAGAGGAGGCGAAACAGGTTGAGGAAGAAGAGGAAGGAAAAGGAAAGGAAGAAGAGGAGGCGAAACAGGTTGAGGAAGACGAGGGTCAGGGGGAAGGAGAGGAAAAGGAAGATGAAGAGGAAGAGGAAGACGAAGAGGAAGAGGAAGATAAACCGATCTCAAAAAAAGGTGAAAAACCAACCGATCCAGAATCAGGCGATGCATCCTATATTGACGACCCAGAATATGATTTTTTGTATCCAGAACTAAGCGACCCCAACTTCAATATTAAAATCGCAAAACGCAAGGAATTCAGTGACACGAAATATGACGGCACAATACACGATATAAAAAAGCAGGCAAATATACTATGTAAGTCAGATTTCGAGCTAATGCCCCATCAATTGTTCGTAAAGAATTTTCTCTCTTTACATACTCCCTACAACAGTCTGTTGTTATATCATGGATTAGGTACTGGTAAAACTTGCTCGGCCATAGGTATCTCAGAAGAGATGCGATCCTATATGAAGCAGGTAGGATTAAAGAAAACAATATTGATTGTTGCCTCCCCAAACGTACAGGATAACTTTAGATTGCAACTGTTCGACGAGCGAAAACTGGAGAAGAAAAATGGGGTTTGGAATCTAAAATCATGTGTTGGTGACAGCCTCTTACATGAGATAAACCCCACTTCCATAAAGAATCTAAGCCACGAAAAAATATCGAGTCAGATACGATCCATCATAAAACAATATTATGAGTTTATGGGATACACGCAGTTTGCAAATTATATCAATGACGCCATAGAGGTCAAGGGTATTGGATATTCAAGTGCCGAAATAAACCGCATACGATTGCAAAAGATAAAAAATACATTCAATAATAGGCTCGTAATAATAGATGAGGTGCATAACATTCGCATAACGAAAGAGAACAAGAATAGAAAATCCGCTGAACTACTCATGAATATTGCAAAACACACGGATAATATGAGACTATTACTCATGTCGGCCACGCCAATGTACAATTCATACGAGGAGATTATATGGATAACCAATCTTATGAATCTAAATGATAAACGCACAACCATCAGTACTGCGGATATATTCGATAAGCATGGTAATTTCAAATCTCCCGAGAGTCGCGCCCTATTGCAACGTAAATTGACTGGATATGTATCTTATATCAGGGGAGAAAACCCATACACATTCCCATATAGAGTGTATCCGGACAAAGATTCCGATTTTGTATATCCAACGAGGCAATTCAATGGTAAGCAGATCGCAGTCGAAGATGTTCCAAAATACGTACCTGTTTATATGAATACAATAGGAGACTATCAGCTACAGTCATATAACCAGATTATTGAGAACTTGCGTAAGACGGATATGCAAGCATTTAATGATCTAGATTCATTTGGATACACAATGTTGCAGGGACCTATCGAGGCGCTGAATATGGTTTATCCGACAGATGATTCGTCTGATGATGGACTCAAGATTGGCAAGCGCGGTCTGTCTAACGTAATGAATTTCAAAGAAGTACACACAGACAATAAACCACAGAGATACAATTTTGAATACAAGTCGAATAAATACGGCCGCATATTCAACAAGTCCGAACTATATAAGTATAGTGCAAAAATCGCGAAAATATGTGACATGGTAAAGAACTCAGTTGGTATAGTAATGGTATACTCTCAATACATAGACGGTGGAGCAGTACCGATGGCCCTTGCCCTGGAAGAAATGGGATTCACACGATATGGATATGAAAGTTATACCAAGTCGCTATTCAAAACCCCTCCAGTGCCTCCAGTTGGTATAGATGGCAATACTAAAATGCTAAGTGAAAGCAATGTAGTAAACCCGGCGAAATATGTGATGATTACGGGAGATAAGACATTCTCTCCAAATAACGATGAGGACATCAAGCATCTGAACAGCCTGGAGAATCTGGATGGAGAGAAAATCAAGGTAGTGATAATATCCAGAGCGGCCGGCGAAGGTATCGATTTCAAGAAAATTCGTCAGGTCCACATATTAGAACCATGGTATAACATGAATCGTATCGATCAAATTATTGGTCGTGCGGTACGCAACATGAGTCACTGTAGTCTTCCGTTTGAAAAACGGAACGTAGAGATATTTTTACATGCTACCGCAATATCGACGGAAGAGGAATCGGCGGATCAATATGTGTATCGCCTCGCAGAACACAAGGCGATAGAAATAGGGAAAATAACGCGCTTATTAAAGGAAGTAGCCGTAGACTGCCTCTTGAATATAGGTCAAAGTAATTTCACGGTCGAAAAACTGCTCGCAATGGCAGAGAACAAAACAATACGTATTTCGCTATCTAGTGGAAAGGAAATCGATTATAAAGTTGGCGATCGTCCGTTTACTGAGACATGCGATTACATGGACAACTGTGCATTTACATGTGCCCCTTCTCCGGAGACGAAAATAACAGATAAGGATATTAAACTGGATACATACAATACTAGTTTCGTTAGCAACAATAACCCTCTCATTATCCAACGGATCCGAGATGTATTCAGTGATGTACCGAAAGGCAGGCATTTCCTCACAAGCCAAGAATTAATAGACTCTATAAACATAATTAAACAATATCCCATCGAGCAAATATATTCCGCACTAACCTATCTAATCGACAATGAAAACGAGCATATCGTAGATCGATACGGGAGAATCGGAAATCTCAGAAACAACGGCGAATATTATGTATTCCAGCCCATTGAGATAACAGACACGTCTGCATCCATATATGATCGTATTGTACCGGTAGATAGTAAACATTCTTACGTTCATATTAAGTTGCCCGCCAAACAAGAGAAGGATGCGGACCACGATATACAATTTGACTCCATAATGAGCAAACTACACGATAACTACAAGATCGCATTTGAAAATAAGAACAATGCCGACGTAAAATCGTGGTATGGCATCTTGCGACACATAAGCGAACATATAAAAGACACACACAAGATTAGCATTGAACAGCTAAAAAAACATACAGTATACCACATGTTAGACGAGCTTAATTTCAATACACGATTGACCCTATTGAATGTAATATATAACAAGGCATGGAAGCCGAGCTCAGACTTCGAAATTACGGTGCGCGATTATTTCGATGAGCGGATGGTGACTGACAAAAGAAGCGGGGCTATAGGTTATTTAATGTGTAAAGATAACACCGAGACTTTCAAAGTGTATTCCCAAGTGGATGTCGAAGGCAAGCTAACATGGGAGATTGCCGACCATACAACATCAGATAACATATTGCGATCAGATGAATTTAAACAAAAGTACATATTTAATAAGGGGTCTCTCAACGATTTAATTGGTATCATTGCTTGGTGGGAAGGACACGATGAATATGTCTTCAAGACACGAGACCTGAATGACTCTGTGAAAGTGGGCGCCAAAGTTAGCCAGGCGCAGATAAAAAATATTATTACAAAGATAAACAAAATATTAGGAGAGACAGTTTATACGATTGTTAACTACATCGACTATATGGGAGAGGGTAAAACGAAGCTGGTAGTATTGTTTGAGATACTATTGAGAGAATTTAACGAGACGAAGAAGGATCATATCTGGTTCTTAAGTAACGAACAGGTTATAGTGAATCGCATCAATAACTATAGCAGATAAAATTGAAACAGAATTGCATTTACAATTATAATATAAAATAACATCTTATATTATAAGAGAATGGCGGAAATCTACAGCGTCTACATCAAATCGATCATGTCGCAGAAGGTATATCTCACAGTCGGCGAGATTGGTAATAACGTAAAGCAGATCTTAGAAGAGAAAATAATATCGACAAACGAAGGTAAGTGCATAGCAGAGGGTTTTATCAAGCCAAACTCGGTGAAGATACTGAGTTATTCATCGGGCATTATTGGATCTAACACTGTTGAATTTCAGACAATCTATGAGTGTATGATGTGCCACCCGGTGGAAGGCATGTTGATTGAGTGTACTAGCAAAACGATAACAAAGGCGGGTATACATGCACACGTAATCGACAAGGATGAGGTTATTCCGGTGACTGTTTTTATCGCGCGAGATCATCATAATACGGACCGTTATTTTAACAGCATTAAGGAAAACGCCGAAATATTGATTAAGGTGATTGGAATTAGGTACGAACTGAATGATCCGTATATATGCGTGATCGGTAAACTGCTCGAGAAGCGAATTGAGGAGAAGGAGCAACCGAAAGAGAAAGGTAAGAATCCGCGCATGAAAATCATGAAATAAACTATTAAATGAAACAAATATAAAATGATGGGACGATTGATAAATAAATGGAGGACACATCAGGAGAATTAACCTATATAAAAGAGAAGATTGAGTCGATGCCCAAACCCCATCATATTGAAATCTTGCGAATCCTCAAAAAAACGCCAAATATCAAGATAAACGAGAACAAGAGTGGGGTTTACATAAACCTATCTTTTTTACCCAAGGATACATTGGCTGAGATTACCAAATACATAAATTACATCCAGGTACAGGAACATACTATTCAAACGGTCGAAGCGCAGAAGAATAATTTCAAGACAGAGTTCTTTAAAGAGGAAGAACGGATATAAACAAAACATTCCAATAATACCATGTTTAGTATTATTGCAGCGGTTTCTAATAACAACGGAATCGGTATGGGTGGAACGATTCCATGGTCCGAACCGGAAGATATGCGTTATTTCAAACGAATAACCAGCAATTCTTCTAGCACAGACAAGAGAGTTCGCAACGCCATCGTAATGGGGCGTAATACCTATGCTAGTTTGAATGGTCGCGTGTTGCCCAATAGAGTAAATATATGTATATCATCTTCAATAACCGGTGAAAATATATATACTACGCTACAAGGTGCTCTCGACGCATTATATGCGGATCCACTCATCAGCAAAATATTCATTATTGGTGGTGGGAAATTATATAGCGAAGCGATTGTACACCCCGACTGTAAGGATCTATATATTAATCATATTGATACTGATGTGGCATGCGACGTATTTTTTCCACACATAGACCACAATATATATACTCTATGTAGTACCGAAATGTTAACACCGACGATCATGACTCGATATTATCGTAACAAACAAGTATAAAGACATCGTGATGTATATATACAAATGTCAATATACCATAATTTATTCGCCAAGAATGCATTCGACACCCCGGAGAAGATCGAACTACTAAAGCGTTACATGTATACTGGGGAACCGGTTAGCGCACAAATAAGTGAAGTAAAACTGGAACAGGTACCAGTTATAGTCGAGAAGAAGGTGACACCTGCGTCGGTTTTTTACCCAGATAAGAAGGATACACTCTTTTGGTGTATATTTGTGGCTAATAACGGAATGGCGGAATATGAATCGATTGGACGCGGATATAGTAACATCGAAATTGATGAAAAACACAAGATTACTAATTATATAAAGGGGCAACCCAATCGATTGAAAAACACAAACCACAAGATTACGAATGTCGTTATACAAGAGATTATGTCCGACGTATTGACTAACAATATGCTGAATGTACAGTCTCTCTTGGCACTGGCTGTTTTTTATAAGAAGAGAATCATCCTAACAAAGGGAGACAAATTCTATATTGATATATGCCCAACCGATGAAGTCGTAGGCACGATTGTATTGTTGAAAAATGATAAGGGCGATTACGGACTAGGATCGAATGATATGATCAGTAAGATCGAGTCTGAGCAGTTCTGTCTACAAAAGTACGATAGACCATTAAATGCGGTTTCCAATCTATCGATCGACGAATTAAAAGAGATATCGAACAAGGTCGGATTCGAAATGAAGGGTAAGTACACGAAACCAGTATTGTATCAGGAATTGACAAGATACTGCTTATGGTAAAATTGATTGATCAAATGATATAAAATAATATATGAAATTACTATATATCATTATGGAAACTCAGAAAGAGTTAGAGATAGAGAAAGAGAATAAAATGAATCCCAGCGCACAAATGGATATTATCATCGAAAATTATTTAGCGAACAATCCAGCTGGAGGACGCGCCGATGGTAAACAAAACGAAGTCGAGATTCGTTTTGGGTCCGATATCAAAAAGCAGAAAATTTCTCAAATCGACTATGAAAATGTAATCAAAAAGCTATATGGGTCCGGATTTATTATCGAAAACTCGGAGGGAATTCATAGTCTGCGCATCTTTCACGAATATACGGACAAAACAACGGGTAGCTCTATGATGTCGAACATTCGTACTGAAGTAGTTGGCATCAACATGATAAAGGAGTATTGCAAAACGAACAACCTACAGACAATCCTGGCTCTACCCGGATGTGGTCGAGAGTCGGTAGTTTTCACACAGAAAACGAAGCCTAAGACGGACAAGGGCGCATTTATAAATCCCGCCGACTTTAAAGATTTCAATATACGTCTGTCTTACCAACTCGAGGATAACCATAGACCAATGTCAAACATCGCCAACAATATCGCGAGAAAGTGGCAGGACGCCAAAAAGACCTTTCGCCACATGAACCGAATTCGATTTAGACATGATACTCTCCCGTTTTATGCGGATCTGAGCATCGTTCGAAAGTCCAAAACGACAAATGGAGGCATCCCGATGAAATATTATACGATTCAGGATGCGGGGGTTTTCAACAACCCCGAAACCTACGAAATAGAGGTGGAACTAAACAATTCAATGATTGGCGTAGGAACGGAGTACAACACGGTCAAATCGGTGACAGATGCAATCCGAAAGATGATACGAATCGTTATGGGCGGAATCCAGGGAACCAATTATCCTATCTCATATACGGTGGCAAATGAAGTTAAAATTGCGTACATGCGGTTATTACACGGCGATGATTATCAACCCGGACGCATCCAACCGCGCGATTTCGCTGGGCCGTCGTCACAGACTCTGCAAATACAGAACATTATGGTGGCGAATGCAAACTCGACCGTACCAAATATACGAAAAAATTACACTGTAACAGACAAGGCAGATGGGGATCGCAAGCTTCTGTTTGTAAATAGCAAGGGAGATGTCTATATGATTGACACGAATATGAACGTGATATTTACTGGTGCGCGGACATCAAACAAAGACCTATTCGATAGCTTATTGGATGGCGAACACATCAAGAATGATAAAAACGGAAAGGCCATCAACCTATACGCAGTCTTTGATATATACTATATAAACAAACGTAGCACTCGTGAATTTGCATTCTATAATAATTCCGGTGAATCTGATCCCGAATCGTCCAAGCAGAAATATCGTGTTGTTCTCATGAAGCAGTTTGTGGATCTATTAAAGTTGACGAAGACCTGCGATTTCGCTATAAAATGTAAGATGTTCTACAGCGATAGTCCATCGACAACCATATTTGACGGTTGTTCCAAGATTCTCTCTGATATGCAGGATGGAGTGTATGAATACAATGCGGATGGACTTATCTTCACTCCTTGCAATACGGGAGTCGCGAGTGATGCGGTCGGCGTTGCCGGCAAACTTAACAAGCCACTTTGGGCTCAGTCGTTCAAGTGGAAACCTCCCGATTATAATACCATCGATTTCCTGGTTTCGATAAAGAAGGATAAAACCGGTAAGGACGAAATCCACAACATATTTCAAGACGGCCAAAATGTGCAGGGACACAATAATATCATTCAATATAAAACGATCGTATTGCGATGTGGATATGACGAACGCGATCGTCGTCATGGATATTTAAACCCCTTCGAGGATATTGTCCAGGGTAGATATGACAGTGCCGAAATTGTGAACGAGGATGGGTATAAACCAGTTCCGTTCCAACCGACAAATCCGTACGATCCGAATGCGCAATTTGCAAATATCATATTGCGAGAAGACGGAAATCAGGAGTTGTCTCTGTTTACCAAAGAAGGTGAATATTTCGAGGAAGATATGATTGTTGAGTTCAGTTATGATATGACAAAGCCCGCTGGATGGAGATGGGTACCTCTAAGGGCTCGTTACGATAAGACCGCCGAATTGCGAAGTGGTCTCAAGAATTACGGTAATGCATACCACGTTGCAAACAACAATTGGCAGTCTATTCACAGACCAGTCACGGAAGAGATGATCAGTAAAGCGGTGAACATCCCAGATTATATCGAGGAATGTGGAGAAGAGGAGAATGGCGACGCAAACGAGGGTGTTTATTACAATCGTACTGGTAATGAAAAGAAGACAAAGTCGTTGCGCGATTTCCACAATCTGTATGTGAAAAACAAGCTGATCAAGGGCGTCTCTAATCGCAATGATATCTTGATCGACTACGCCGTGGGTAAAGCAGGCGACTTGCCGAAATGGATGTACGCGAATCTGTCCTTCGTTCTTGGCATTGATATTTCACGCGATAATATACACAATCGCATTGACGGTGCCTGTGCTCGCTATCTGAATTACAAACGTACTGCTAAGGACATGCCGGGAGGTCTTTTCATAAACGGAAACAGTGGAAACAACATACGGAAGGGTGACGCGTTCACAACGCAAAAGGACAAGGAGATTGCAAACGCGGTATTCGGTAACGGACCCAAGGATGCAAAATTCCTGGGCGAAGGTGTGTATAAGAGATACGGGGTTGGCCACGATGGATTCAATATCAGTTCATGCCAGTTCGCTCTGCACTACTTCCTAGAGAGCAATGCCAGCATACATCGGTTTGTCCGTAATCTTGCGGAATGTACCAAAATTAATGGATATTTTATAGGTACGTGTTTCGACGGAAAGACTATATTCAATCTACTGGAAGACAAGGACGAAGGCGGGTCGTTCGTCATCATGAACGACGGCAAGAAGGTTTTCGAACTTACAAAGATGTATTCGCAAACCGGATTCCCGGACGACGAGACGTGTGTTGGGTATCCGATCAATGTATACCAGGAAACAATTGGAAAAACCTTCCGCGAGTACCTAGTAAACTTTGATTACTTGCGCCGTTTGATGGATGATTACGGGTTCATTCTTGTCAGCAAAGAAAAGGCAGTACCTATGGGATTGCCGAATGGCAGTGGATTGTTCGGAGAGCTTTTCAAGTCGATGGAGCACGAAACCAAATTTGATAGTAAAAAAATCGCCGACTATAATAATGCCCACCTAATGACAGTCGACGAGAAGAACATATCATTCCTGAATCGATACTTTGTATTCCAAAAGGTCAGAGCCGTTGCAACGGAACAATTGGGAAAGTTAATGGTACATGCACCCGCGAGCGAAGAGGAAGAGAAAGAGAAGACCGACGATGAGCCGAAGAAGATAACTAAGATGACGGGAGATAAAGTTACAATCGGCGATGGAACCATCAAGATGAAAGTAAAGAGGAGCAAAAAATAAAGAGAAAGAGAAAGAGAAAGAGAAATGAAACTAATATAAACCGATTCAATAATATATATCCAGATGATTTATATATTATTACCAACTGTAAATATATCGATATATGACTTCATAGAATGTACGAGCGACGAGAAAGTACCAACGCCACTTATATCAAACTCACTCTCGCACTATCTGTATCATATAAAAAATAGAATTGATACATATGGACGTGACTGGGATGACTTCAGAAAATATACAAATCCATATGAATACATCAACACAGTCGTGCCGAATAAATCAAAATGCATCTCGAAGTATAAACCATTGTCAAGGTCGTATTTCAAGATGATAGAATTACTATCTTTTTTTGATATATTTATGGCAGATACAAATGCAAATGTATTTGAGAGTAAGCCCGCTAAGAGAGATGATCAACACCATATCAAGAGCTTTCACTTAGCAGAAGGCCCGGGTGGTTTTATAGAGGCTCTCGCAAATATCCGCAAAGATCCGGAGGACATATACATCGGCATGACAATTTTGGATGATGCAAACGACCATAACATTCCTGCCTGGAAGAAAAGCGACTATTTTCTCAGAAACAACCCCAACGTACATATAGAAAACGGCAGTACTGGTACAGGAGATATCATGTCAGTGTCGAACTTTACATATTGCGTAGATAAATATGGATCCTCCATGGATTTTATAACTGCCGATGGTGGGTTCGATTTCTCCAGCAATTTCAATAACCAAGAGGTAAACATTGGCAAGTTGCTATTTGGTCAGATATGCTATGCTCTTTGTCTGCAAAAAAAACATGGACATTTCATACTCAAGATATTCGACTGTTTTATGGAGCATACGATAGACCTGTTGTATATTCTATCCGCCTTTTACGAAAAGGTTTATATTACTAAGCCGAATACGAGCAGATATGCAAATTCCGAGAAGTACGTTGTATGCAAGAACTTTCTGTTTTCTTCGAATGCCGGCTTCTTGCCAAAACTGAAGAGTTGTTTCGAAACTGTTATCATGGGTAGTCAACCGATTCAGCGTTTCCTACAATGCCCGATATCGAGCTACTATATAAACCGACTTGAGGAATACAACGCGATATTCGGACAGCAACAAATCGAAAACATACAACAAACCATCATTCTTATAGAAAACAAACATAAGAGTGATAAAATCGATCAATATATAAAGACGAATGTCCAAAAGTGTGTAAATTGGTGTATCAACCACGGTATCCCACATAATACATTTTCTAGCAATTTGAATGCGTTTATTAGATCATCATCGTCATTTGATTGAAATCTTCATCGGTTTAAATCTTGCGTGATATACACTGTCTCATTCCAGCTGAATAGCTAGCAAAGGTTGGGATCTTATTCTTAGGATATCCTATCCTGTCTTTCAGTGTATAACCATATTGCGAAGAACCATATGCTAATGCATTTGCCGTTTGTGCTCCATATGCACTACGGAAACTAGACCCGACTGTAGTAATCGTATCATATTTTTTGCGATTTATCAGATCACTCGATGAAACTGCGCCTTGTGTACCGAATTGTGAATTGCTGGGTTTGTAATAAATGGGCACATACGGTGGCAATAACGACGGCGTATTTGTACCAGTATACACTGTATTGCTTATATTATGTGTCGATGCTGGGTGTATGCCAGAAGTAAAACCTAATCCGGTCAACAGTTGAGAGTTCGTTACATTTACAGCTGCATTTGAATTAGAACTTATATCATACCATGTAACTGGATTGGATATAGGCAGAGAATAATTTATCAAATCGAAAACCGTACTGGAACTGAAGGTAGCATAAAGTTGGATGCGGTTGGTCGCATTATCATATGCAAACCTCAATAAATACACCTTATTGAGTTGCGGTAATTGTAAATAGTAGTGTAGGTTTTCGGACATTGTGTTGTATAACAATTGATTTAAATCATCAATGTCATATGAACCGGCAGGAACATTCACCGTGTAGGATGCATTGTCCAACCAAATGTAAGTGAAACTGGTAGATTGGTTTATCTTGTACTTGGCACAGTGATTGATTCCATTTGAGGCATAGATATTTTGAATAGATGCATTCGTACCCGGTTTAACGGTACTGTTTCCATATTTCACGTGGAAATATTGGTTCTGTTCGAATGAGATATTGCGACTGTTAAGGTATTGTTTAGTGGATGTATAATACGTGTCATTATTCGCCCCGGTGTTAAAATTGCGTTTGATCATCCCACTACTTCTAACACGCCTTCTCGCATTTGCCTCGGGAGATAATATAACATTACATGATGTACTAGGGTGCTGGCATAGGTTCTTTTCGTAATTTATATCAAGCGTATTGGCTAAACCTGTTATATTAGAAATGCTTGTTGTTATCACTCCACCAGGTCGATCGAAATCATCTATTTTAGTAGAAGTTCTCTGACTACAATTGGTGAATGCACTACTCGCGATCTCTTTACGATATATTTTTAAGGGATTCGCAGTGAAAAAATTCTTATTGGCTGTCGACCTATTAAATTTTATACCTGCACTAATTTGCTGAAACGTTAAGCCTTTCCATTGAATAACTGTATTGTCAATCATTATTATATCGTCTATATATTATAGAATATGAAATTAAATTCAATGAAACCTATAGTTCTATTCGCACTGGTTGTATTATTTAGTGGCATTCTCTTGTGGAATGCCTATGGTAGAACGTTTCAAGAAGGTATTGATGGACCATCCACCCTACCCATTGAACCTCCGGCTGCGAAGGATGCCGTTGGTAAAAAGATCAAAGAGGTTTGTGACTATGCATTTCAAACCGTACAAACGAAGAAGGAAAACGATCTAATTAAACAACTAGATCAACTGAAATTAGACCTTAAAAAGGCTCAAGATACAAATGACGCACTAGTAAAGGCGCAGACTACAACTACGAAGAAATAGACTAAATCCCCTTCGACAATAACATTAACAAAAACAACCTAAATATTATATGCGATATTGATCAATGAACATCGCATATAGTCTTGAAAAAATTAGTCTACAGAATGTGTTTTTCTTAGATAGTAAAAAAAACATAATCATGGATGGAAAGTTCACTAAAATTATATATTCGGATAGCCTAATTTCCACGAGTGGTATTTCGGCAGTGGTTCCATTTCGTAATACATCGATCGATAAAACATCGAATCGCAATATATTGAAGTTTCCGTCCACTGACCTCACCAATATGCGATTATCAACCGATCTAATTGAAATAGAACGGGACATTATCGATTATTATAAGAATCTGTCGCAAAGCAACAAGACACCCGTGTTAACTCTCCGAGACCATATTAAAAACGGTTGTATAAAGATATATCGCGAGTCGTTCAATCCCAAAAACGTGGTGAGATATGTGGTTAAGATTTCGGGCATATGGGAAGACCAATATCGAATTGGGTTAACCTATAAATTTATTGAAACTTATCCGCTTATCTGAACATACCCATTCTCGAACTCCCACGTCGTCTACTAGGAAAGGGCACATTACTCTTCAATATATTCATAAAAGAGGATGTAGCTGGGTTTAGTTCACGATCGGTGTTAAATTGCGATACATTCACGAAGCCGGTTGAATCGTCAATATCATAGTTTAGTTGCGAGATAGAGTTGATTCCCTCGCCGTTATCGGATTGAAACACGTCGAACTCCGTCTTATTTATCTTTCGTGTGACTCCATCTTGTATCTGTATAATATTCTTATCTAACAGTGGATAGAACTGACTGCGATCGATGAGGAGGCCTTTACTCAGAACGCGGTTATTCAAGGCATTGTCCTCGAATCCCCATGCCCATAAATTGGGGAACCCGTTTGTTTTCTCAAAATCACCGGCTGTTATGGAAACTATGCCACCCAGTGCAAATTTGAATCCGTAGAAGTGTTTTACTACTCCGAAAGATGTGTGGTAATTCAAAAACCCTGCTGTCATTGGCATTGTATCAATATCATTGAAAACAAGTGTGATGTTTTGATAATCATCGGGGTACATGTTTTTAACAACTAAGAACCCAATATTTTTCATAGCTCCCCGGTTGAAATCGCGGGTATCCAACTGGTGGATATAGAGTATTTTATATGATGAGGCGGGTATATTTGACAGTACTGTCTTCATTTGCATTGAGAAGAATTCGTATTGTTGTTGGCGATCCCTGTATGGAACAATGAAGATCAATTTGGGATTCGCGGATTGCTGAGCCGACGCAGATGGTGTCGTGATGTTGATCTTTTTGGCAGAATAGGTAGAAGATATTTGGTTAGATCCCTCTACTACAGTAATTGTAATAGGTTCTTTGGTATCAGCAACGACGGTGTCCTCGACTACGGTAATCGTAATAGGTTCTTCGGCATCAGTAATGACGGTCTCCTCGGTAACAGCAACAGGTTCCTCGGTAACAGCAACAGGTTCCTCAGCAACAGCAACAGGTTCCTCGGTAACAGCAACAGGTTCCTCGGTAACAGCAACTGGCTCCTCAGCAACAGCAACAGGTTCCTCGGTAACAGCAACAGGTTCCTCAGCAACAGCAACAGGTTCCTCGGTAACAGCAACTGGCTCCTCGGTAACAGCAACTGGCTCCTCAGCAACAGCAACAGGTTCCTCGGTAACAGCAACTGGCTCCTCAGTAACGACCGATTCCTCTGTAACAGCAACTGGCTCCTCAGTAACGGCAACGGTGGGCTCCTCAGTAACGGAAACAGCTGGCTCCTCAGTAACGGCAACATCTGGCTCTTCAGTAACAGCAACTGGCTCCTCAGTAACGGCAACAGCTGGCTCCTCAGTAACAGCAACTGGCTCCTCAGTAACAGCAACGGTGGGCTCCTCAGTAACAGCAACGGTGGGCTCCTCAGTAACAGCAACTGGCTCCTCAGTAACGGGCTCTTCAGTAACAGCAACTGGCTCCTCAGTAACGGCAACAGCTGGCTCTTCAGTAACGGCAACAGCTGGCTCCTCAGTAACGGGCTCCTCAGTAACGGCAACTGGCTCCTCTGCAACGGCTACAACTGATTGCTCCACAAATTCTTCGTTTACAACACTATCTTCCGACATAATATATTATATATAGAATAATATATTTGTTTTTACTAAACTAAACTTATACAAAAGCAAAAAATGTACCTATAGTGCATAAAACATGAAATACCCCGTGTGATTGTATGTGTTCGTCACAACACCATTGAATCGACGAATAATAGTCGCTATAATAAAACGCGATCCCTATAAGAAAAAGAACACCTATATATTGCCAGGTAAATCCGCGCTTCCATAAGGTATATACGATAAACAAAAATAGAGTGATTTTGGCGACGGCTGCATCATAAATGTTGATGTCAGATTCAATGACTGGATCCGACCAGAAAAAATAAGAAAGGGTCACTGTTAGAATCAGCATTAATGCGAGTAAAGTTTCAGTTGTATTTTTTTCAGAAAATAAAAAATAATACAATGCAGGCAACCCAAACGTCGCACTGGTCAAGCGCAAAGCACGATACATATATACAATGTTAACATTCTTTTATTTTGGTTGTTATTTAATGTGAATACTTGTCCATGATACAGTCTGGTATCAGTAAATGTTTACTATTTTCCAGTTTTTTATAACACTTGTTGATCGTCACTTCGCTCACTCCACATACTGCTTTGATATCCATTTTACTAATGTTCAGGTTACAATTCTGAGCAATCATATATATGATCCCCGCAGCAATAGAGTGAGGTGTGTTGTCGTTAATAATACTGCGTTCATCCACCTTCTTCGCGATAAATTTCGACAACATGGTAAGCTCTTGGTTTACATTCAAACGACTACAATAGCGATCAATGAATGCAACTGGTTTCGTTGTACCCAGTTCGGTCTGTCTCGACGGATCAAAACTGCGCTCGATATTATGTAGGATGTTTACGGCCATCGAACACCCGTTGGTAGCACTGGTTTTGTCCAAGTTGAAAATTTCGGCGATCTCATGTGCCGTTCTCGGACAACCGTTCAATCTACAGCTGATGTAGAGCGACGCGGATTTGATTCCATCTCTATTCATACCGCGAAACATCTGTTGTTCGGAGATGTCTTTGTGTATAGCCATAGCGTCATCTATAAATATCTTGGGGATACCAGAGTTCTGCGCCATAACCGTTATAAACTGGAATTCGTCATACAGCGATTTCTCCTTGTGTGGCATAGACTGCCATTCGGTCCATTTGCGAATCTTGCGCATCTCGTATGTTGATTTGGTGGAACACAACACTTTGCATCCATATGAGGATTCGACCAACAGCGGATTGATCGGATTTCCACAACGAGTTGGGTCCTTGGCATTGCGATCATCAGCACCGTAAAAACGCCATTCCGGTGAATAATCGAGCGTATTATTGTAGATAATACCGCACTCCGCATTCGAGCATGTTGGAAAACCTTCTTCCGTAATCACCAGCACCCCGCTACACATAGCACATACGCCAGATTCGGTCATCTTCGTACACGATTGTACTTCCTCCGAATCGCGCGTCTGCTTATCTACATCGAATATATCCCATAGTCGCGATTTTTCCGCGTTCGACAAGTGGGTCTGTCGTTTTTGCGTTTTTGTATTCAACTTTGGATTCACGGACTCATCTAGTCCAGGTATTGGTTTCTGTGGCTTTACTCGGATCCGAAAAGTTTCAGATTCCATTCGTTATACTAATTAACATTAATAAAAAATAAACTATAACGCAATCAATTTTGTATATATCCGATACCTTATGCCTATTTATACGTCAAATGAGATCTTCTTTTCGATTTTTGCTAAAAGATCCGATCCATATACGAGATTTCCGGACGGCTTATAATTCTTAATCGAGGCGTACTGCTTCTGGTCTTTTTGTTCATTGGGTTGAGAGAGCAACTTGTTATCCGGGGTCTGGTCGTCCGTCTCTCGTTTTTCAATTACATTGCCCTTCTCGTCCAGTACAATACCCATTTTTTTCTTGATCTCACTGCGGACATACGATGGGACCCAGTTGTGCCACGACACAAATAAAGTATTCGGATGCACATATTTAACATGAAATCCGTTTTTATCCAATTGAGACACTAAATATCCAATGCAGTCACCCTTGTCATAAATTGGCTCTCCTAGAATATATTCAGGTACTGCAAACCAAACGAACGTATCAGTGCAATTTTTATTTTTCGCGGTATATTGAATCCGCTTGTGAATACGACTGAGAATTTTATTGAAAATCGACAGTTGCTTTAGATCCCGTTTCTGGCGTTTATCGTACAAATCATCGATGTTTATTTTTCCGCTTGTTTCCTCTTCATGATCAAATAAAAATATTGCCGACATTTTATTATATATACTATATAATAAAAAACATAGACATTAAACTATTGAGAGTATTAATACATGAGCGATACGATCAAACATCTAGTTATTTCGGGAGGTGGTCAGACCGGGTTTACGTTCTATGGGATTATAAAGGAGGCGGCTAAACATGGGTTTTGGAATATAGCAGATATCAAGTCGATGTATGGTACATCTATCGGCACGTTTATTTCAGTTATATTGTGTTTAAATTACGACTGGGATACGCTAGACACGTATCTCATAAAGAGACCATGGCAGGACATTTTTAAGGTCGATTTGTATTCGATTATTCAGGCGTTCGATAAACGTGGCATTTTTAATGTGAAAACAATGGAGGATATGATTGCACCTCTCTTTGCTGGTAAGGATATTTCACTATCAATAACTATGAAGGAATTCTATGATTTGAACGGGGTCGAACTGTTCTTTTATGCAACCGAACTCAACTCGTTTAAACTGGTCAATATCTCATATAAAACACACCCAAATTGGCGGGTAATCGATGCTGTGTATGCCTCTTGTACGCTACCTATAATTTTCGCACCTCTCATTCAGTCGGGTGAATGCTATATTGACGGTGGGGCATTGTGTAGTTATCCGATGAAAGCATGCTTGGCAGATGGAAATAAACCAGAGGAGGTGTTTGGGATAAAAAAAGGGTTTGTAAACGACAATTTTATAAGCGAATCATCCTCTCTGTTCGACTATCTGATGGTGGTATTTAAGAATGTAATAGTATTGCTAAATGGATATGAAACTGGACTTATTCAGAATGAAATAATCATCAATGGAGATCACATTACCATCGACAACATCCTATCTCTAGCGATATCGAGAGAAGAACGCGAGAGAAACATCGAAAAGGGCGTTACCACATTTAC